AGACGTGAACGAGATAAATGCTATCATGGTGTCGAATATGTACGTCGCCCTGGGCGCGCGCATGGGGCTGACACCTGAAGAGGCGCAGAAGGCTCGGCCTCTCAACGTCGTGGGGGTGAACCCCGCCACCGCAGCAGAGACGCTGCAACAAGGAAACCAAGATGGACCTGGAACAACTGCTGGAGATGGACGAGTCGGCTCAGAACAAAAGCTGGGCACAACTGTTGCAGGAAAACCCGCAGCAGAAGGGTGGTCTAGCGCTACTCGCATCAGCCGAAAAGGCGAACCAATCCTCGTCCACCGCGGCGCAGCCGAAGCCCTCAAGTCAGACCACTTCAAGCCAGGCAGCTTAGGCAAAGCCAGCGGCAACCCCAGCTCAGGGCTGGGCGTATGGTTCACCACCGGTAAGGGCGAGGCCTCCACCTACGGCAAGGTGGAGTCGCTGCACCTGGACATCCGCAACCCCAAGATCATCAAGGCCGAGGATATGCCCGGCTTTGACAGCGTGCAGGAAGCTCACGCATACCGCGAAGAGCTGCGCGCGCAGGGCTACGACGGCATCATCGTCACGGCCAAACACCTGGGCAAGCAAGAGACCCACGTCGTCGCCTTCGACGACCACCAGGCTGTGCATCCTGGGGTGCAGGACAAGCAAAGCAAAATCACCGAGACGCAGGCTTTCAAAGAGTGGTTCGGTGACAGCAAGGTCGTCGATGCCGATGGCAAGCCGCTGGTGGTTTATCACGGGACAAACGCAGACATCGAAGAGTTCGGCGGCTACGAGTGGGCTGGTTGGTTCTCTGCAAATCCAGAGTTGGCAGGGGGCTACCCTCGCCCGATTAGCGACAAAGACTACACAGGCCCAAACGTGATGCCGGTGTACTTGTCTATAAAGAACCCGCTCCGCATTGAAGTTGACATGAATGACAATGTTGACGCCATCAAGCCGCTGCTTCGTAAACTTGGCCTAGACGACAATCTGTCAAATGATTACGGCAGGGGCCATCTGGTTTACCGTGTCGTGACATCTCAAAAATTTGCAGAAGGTGTACATCGTCTTGGCTACGATGGCATCATCGTGAAAGAGGGTGGCGTCGAAACATACGCCCCTTCGCAGCCAACCCAAATCAAATCCGCCACCGGCAACAACGGCAACTTCGATGCGCGCGACCCGAGCATCAACAAGCAGCGCGTGAACTTCAACCGCCGCGAAGCGCTGGCCGCGCTGCTCGGCGCCGTCACGCCTGAAGCGAAGGCAGACCCGCGCGTGCTCTCCGACCTGGTCGAGAAGCAGATGCCCGCCAGCGTCGCGAGCATCCTGCGCGGCAACACGAACGGGCTGGAAGCTGCCACCAAGGCGCTCGATGAAATCATCAAGAGCGGGCCTGCGGAGATGAAGGCGCTGGCGCAGAAGGTCAAGGACTTCCTGCCTACCAGCAACTTCACGCTAACCGTTGACGACACCACCAAGGCTGACGCGCACGGCGCCGTCAGCATGAAGACAGGCACGCCCACCCTCACGCTCTACACAGCGAAGAGCGCAGCTGTACCGGAAGGGCGCCTGGGGCTCACCTATGGCACCTTCCTGCACGAGCTGCTGCACATGGGTGTGGCTGCCAGGTATGGCCAGCTCGACAGCACCAAGGCCACGTCGCCTGCCATCAAGCAGCTCAACGCGCTGCACTCAGAGTTCCAGGCCCAGGCCGAAGAGCTGCGCAAGGGCGTGACCGATGAAGAGACGCTGCTGTCCATCCAGGAGGCGCTGCTCGATAAGGACGAGTTCTTCGTGCGCGCGCTCACCGACAACCGTCTGCAGCAGGTCATGGCCTCTGTCGAGTACAAGGGCAAGACCCTGCTGCAGAAGTTCGCCGACTGGGTGAAGACTGATCTGCTCGGGCTCAAGGCCAAACCGAGCTGGCTCGACGCTGCGCTCACCGCATCGACCGACCTGGTCAACGAGCGCGCTGGCGCCGACTTCGGCAAGGGCGGTGGCACGAGCTTGAGTAAGGTCAGCAAGGGCATGACCGTCGAGGCCTACCACTACAGCAAGGCCGAGCGCCCGCTGCTGGACACCAACCACTACGGCACGGGCCTGAAGGGCAGTGGCCGTGAGACCTACCAGAACGCATCAGACAAGCGACTGGGCAAGCGCCTGTCGTTCTACGTCGACAAGGGCACCGGCGTGCGCCCCGAGGCTGGCGTGGGGGGCATCGCGCACAAGGCGCAGCTCTCCAACATCTACGACGCCAACACGGACCCGCTGCGCTTGAAGAAGGGCAGCCAAACCGACTTCGAGACCCGCGTGCTCGACGCCGGATACTCGGGCTACCTCGACCGCATGAGCGGGGAGCAGCCTGGCCAGGTCATCCTGTTGGGCGACCAGACAGTCAAGCCCGAGGTGCTCGGCCCCCGGACGAAGATTGAGGAAGCCCAGCGCGTACCGGATGCTGGGCCTCGTGTAGCGCTTGGCCGCGATGTAGTGCTTGACGCACTGCGCGCGGACAGTTCGCTGCCCGCAGGCTCAGCGCCACTCTCGCGCTGGAAAGAGATTTTGTCCAAGGACCCCGCAGTGCTCGACGCCTTCGAGCGCGCCGGTGTGTTCAACGGCGACCTGACGCAGACGATGTACAAGTCGGAGCTGTTCAAGTCCTTCGAGAGCAAGACGCCTGACCCGGTGTACAAGCAAGACGACAAGGTCGCCAAGCTCGCGAAGATTGAGAAGCACCTCACCGACAAAGAACGCGGCAAGCTCAACAAGGCTACCGCTGGGCGCCTGGTCGATTACTTCGACAGCTTGCCCCACGCCGATGAGTTCGCTGCGGTAGCGTGGGCGGGCCGCGCTAAGCGGGGCTGGTACAAGGAAAGCGCCAAGGCTATCGGCCAGGTGTTCGGCCCCGACGCGCCGCGCTTTGTGGGACTGCTCGCTGCGATGTCCCCACAGAACCCTGTGCAGACTAACCTGCTCAACTCGCTGCACACCTGGAAGAACTGGGTGGCGGCCGGGCGCCCACAGACGCGCGAGGAAATCGTCAAGGTGATGGGTGCCTCTGTCGAAGGTAGCGGCGGTGTCGACAGCGTGCTCGACGCTTGGATAAACAACAGCGTGCGCGCGCTGACCACGGAGAACCCCGGCACCGATTTACTGTCAGGCCCCAAGGTTGACAGCTTCATGCGCAACCTGCTTGGCAACGTCAACGAGGTGACCAACGACGCCTGGATGGCGAACTTCGCCCTGGTCGACCAGAAGATGTTCAAGGGCTCGCTCAACTCCACCGATGCGGGCAAGGGGCCGGGCTACCTGGCCATGAACGCAAAGGTGCGGCAAGCTGCTAAAATACTGACTGAGAAAACTGGCGAGACCTGGACGCCGGCTGAGGTGCAGGAGACCATCTGGTCCTGGGCCAAAACGCTTTACGAAGCGCAGACAGCTGACAAGTCCGCCACTGACATCCTGATGGACGAGTCGCTGACGGATGACATGCTTCGCTCGACTCCAGATTTTAAGGGGCTATTCCATGACGCAAAATACGAAGCCATCCTCCGCGACGCGGGACTCGGCGATAGACTCAGCGACCTTGATTCAGGAGCAGCAGCAACTGAAGTCTCCCGCGCTGGCCGAGAAACAGCGCCGTTTGTTGGAGTTGTTCAGGGCCGACACGAAAACCGTGCAGCCAAGCGCCTCGAAATCCTCCGCCGAGATGGTAAACCTGGCGGCGATGTCCTAAACCAAGCGACCGATGGCAACCTAGTCAACATCGGCCTCAACGTCGAGGGCGGGGCGCCGCTCACACCAGCTGCTGTACTGGACGCGCTCAAGGCCATCGGCGTCACCGTCGAGACCCACGAGGTCCACGAGTCCAACACCGAGCCCACCGTGGTGGCCAAGCTCGACCGCCCGCTCACCCCCGAGGAAGCCCACGCGCTCAGCGTCACTCTCAAGCAGCAGGCCATTGCGCAGCTGTCTGACGGGGAGGGCGGAGTCCACGGCCCGATGGCGGAAGCCTGGAGCCCCTTTAACCCTGAGTTCTTCCTGCTGATGGACGGCACCAAGCTGTCCGACGCGGACCTGTCCCAGCCTGGTGGCAGCCGCGGCACCTACAACCCGAAGACACTGACCATCTCCCTGCTGGAGAACGCGGACCTGTCCACGTTCCACCACGAGATGGGGCACTTCTACCTCGACGCGCTCACGCAGCTGGCACTGGACGGCAACACCTCTGCGGCGTCCGACATGACCAAGGTGCTCAAGTGGTTTGGCGTCAGCGACCTGGCCAGCTGGAACACGATGAGCTTGGAAGAGAAGCGCCAGTTCCATGAGAAATTCGCCGAGCACTACGAGCTGTATCTGTTCGAGGGGCGCGCCCCGAGCAAAGAGATGCACGGCATTTTCCAGCGCTTCTCCAGCTGGATGAAGAACGTGTACCGCTCGCTGCAAGATTTTATGAAGGCGCACAACAGCGACCTGACCGATGAGGTGCGCGGGGTCTACGACCGCATGCTTGCGACCGAAGCGCAGATTGAAGAGACCGAGGCCGCGCGCAAGATGACGCCGCTGTTCACCACCGCCGAGGAGGCTGGCATGGAGCCCGACGAGTGGACCCAGTACCAGCTCGCTGCGCAGAACGCGACTGAGGACGCCATCGAGAAGCTGCAGGCGCGCAGCCTGCGTGACCTGAAGTGGTCGGTCAGCGCGCGCAACAAAGCCATTAAGGCGGTGACCAAGGATGTCGAAGCCAAGCGCAAAGCGGTCGAGGCCGAGGTGCGCGCAGAGGTGGAGCAGCAGCCGGTGTACGTGGCCAAGGACTATCTCGACTCGCTCAAGGGCGAGCGCAACGACGCCGACATCCAGTTCATGTCCGAGCAGCTGGGCTACACCTCGCCTGACCAGATGCTGCGCGCCATCGCCGAGGCGCAGCCCATCAAGCACGTCATCGAAGGCATGACCGATCAGCGGCTGCTGGAGCGCTACGGGGACCTGACCACCCCCAAGGGTATCGAGCGCGCCGCAGACGAGGCCATCCACAACGAGGCGCGAGCCAACTTCGTGGCCACCGAGCTGCGCGCGCTGGAAGACGGCGTGCGCTTAAAGAGCGAGCCCAACACTAAAGTGCTGGAGAAGTTGAAGGAGTGCATCAAAGCATGACACCGCTCGAAATAGATGCCGCCTTCGCCGACGTGTTCCACACACTGGATGCGCTGAAGGCAGAGAACACCTCCCTGGCGCAAGCCCTGCAAGGCCAGCGCGAGGAAGTGCTGCGTCTGAAAGAGCAGGTCGCTGTGCTCCAGGCCCACGAGGCCGAGGAGAAGGACGAGCCCCCGGTGGTCAACGTGACATCGCCAGCGGTGTCGGTCACTGTGCCGACGCCGATAGTGAACAACACCATCGTCATGCCGCCCGAGGTGGAGCAGGCCGACAAGAAGTTGCGCGTGACCTACACCGACTACCAGGGCACGAAGAAGATTATGGAAATTGAGACTGTGAGGTAACACATGGCTGCAGGCGTAATTACTTTTCCACAAAAGACGAAGCTGAACTTTCTCGAAGGCGCAACCGGCCTTCTGAAAACCGGCTCCGCCCTCTACCGGCTGGCGCTCATCACGTCGGCCTGGACACCCGCGCCCACGACCGATGAGGTCTTCGCGGACGCCTCCGCCAACGAGATTGCTACGGCCGGCCAAACCGCCTACGCCGCGGGAGGGATTGCTCTCACCGGCGTGACTCTTGCGCAAGCCGCTGGTGTGGTCAAGTTCACCTCAGCAGCTGCGGTCTGGACCGCTGACGGCACCGGCATCCCCGCCTGGCGCTACGGCCTCATCTATTATCTCGGCACGCTCAACGGCAAAGTCAACCCCATCGTGGGGTACTTCCTCGGAGACGCGACCCCAGCTAACGTCCCTGCCACGACGGCCCCGAACACCCTCACGGTAACCCCGAACGCCTCGGGACTTATCTCCGCCACTTAAGGAGCCAACATGGCAGCAAAGACAGACCAAGTAATCATCCTGCCCACCGACTCGGGCAACACCGGCAAGAAGGTCCGTGCCAAGGAATCGACGGTCGGAGCGAACACGGTGGTGGAATACTTCTTCATCCCCTCGACCGAGCGCAGTGAGACTGGCCGCTATAAAGCCAACGCGACCGCTGCCGCTATCCCGACCGCAGTTCAGACGGGCACCACTACGGGGATGTTGTACCTCACAAACCCGTTGGCCTCCACGGTGAAGGTGGCACTCTCACGGCTTTTCCTTGAGCACAATTTCAGCACCACGCTGGCGGTGGACTTAATTGCCCCTATCTTGCGGGTTAGCCGCATCAGCTTCACCGGCACGCTATCCGCTGCGACCATCACCCCAGCCAAGCGCGCCACGGCAGACGCGGCGGCACAGCTTCTGGCTTCCGCAGCAATGACCGGCCTCACTGTCACCCTGGTCGCCACGTTGTTTGAGTACGTTGGCATGACGATGGACCTTGTGACAGGCGGTGCCGGGCACTGGCAAGCGCAGCAAGATAACTGGGCGCCCGACGAAGAGGGTGACGAGATTGTGCTGGCTGCAGGGGAGGGCATCGTTGTCTGGAACGCCTTGGCAGTTACCACAGCGAACCGCAAGTTGACGATTAACGGAGCTTGGAAGGAGTACACATAATGGATGAAAATCTTATCTGTGACATCTGCGCTGTTCAAGGCGCGGAAGAGGCGGTCGTTAGCTCGAACACAGAGAACACCCTGCTGGAGCCAGTCGGCACCGCGCGCGGCGGTAACTACTGCCTGACCTGCCTGCCGGTTGGACTGGACACGCTTTTTGCGGAAGTGAAGGCTGCAATACTGGCTGCTGCCGGGGAGTAATCAGTGGCCTTCACGCTCATTGACGGCGTCATCGCCAATGATGCGTTCGCCACACCGGCCACGCCGGGAACATCGGCGCTTGTCGATGGCATAAACAACCAGCAGTTCGCCACGCCAGCGAGCGCGACAGCGCAGCCGGTCGATGCGGTGCTGGGGCTCAGCACCTGGGTCGAACCCGCGGGGGGCAGTATCTCGCTCACCCCGGGGGCGGGGGTCCTCGTCTTTACTGGGCTGGCGCCCACGGTATCTCAGACACAGTCCGCCACCCCTGGTGTTGGTTCGATAGCCTTCACGGGTTTTGCCCCGAGTATCCTCCAGCCCCAGGCCCTCTCCCCTGGCGCGGGCGCCTTAGCCTTCACCGGCTACGCGCCCTCCATCCTTCAACCGCGGGCCTTAGTGCCGGACCCTGGCGCGCTCAGCTTCACGGGGTACGCTCCGACGATTGAGCAGCCACAGGCACTGTCCCCTGACGCTGGCGCCTTAGCCTTCACCGGCTACGCGCCCGATGTGGCGCAGTCGACCCCTGGCTCCTTCGAGGGGGTCCCCGACGCGGGGGTGATAACATTCGAGGGGTACGCTCCTGACGTATTCCAGTCGGGGGCGGAGGTGGAAGTCATCCGGCTCGCGGCCACGCAGGGGGGCTTGACCAGGCTGCGCAGACAGCAGGAGCACGAAGAGATTTTGCGGATGGTCGCAACACTAATAGCTTGTGAGGTACTCTGATGGGAACACTAACTGGATGCCTGGCGAAAGCCGGCATGGCGCTCAAGGCCAAAGACAAAGAGGCGATACTCAAGCACTCGGCTGAGTTCCGCGCGCAGGGCATGGACGCGCAGGCTGCTGCGCTTGCTGCGGTGGACAAGCACATCGACACAGTGAAGTCGCGCAAGGCTGCGTCCAAGGGCAACCCGAACATCCTGATTCGCGCAGCCAAAGAGTTCGCCGACCGCCTCATCGGTCAGCGCAAGGTGCGCGACCTCAAGCCAGGCAAGCACACGCAAGCCGAGACACGCGCGGGCAAGGCCGCTGCTGATGCGATGAAGGCTGGCGATACCGCCGCTGCCATCCAGGCCAAGCGTGACCAGCTGCTGCAGTTCTACGCGGCCAAGGCCACGCTCGACGCGCAGGCCGACATCGACAAGAAGGTCAAGGCGCTGAAGAAAATCGAAGAGAGCGACCGGCTGCCGCCCGAGTACAAGGACCAGATCGACAAGCTGCTGGAGCGGGTCGACCTCAAAGAGCGCACGCTGCGCGAACTCGACAAGCGCACCTCGCTGGCTGCTTGGCTCAAGAGCCAGGAGGAGATGGGGCTGGAGCCCGACATCCCCGACTACGTCAAGGAAGACGCGCAGCTCACGAGCTACAAGGACATGACGGTCCAGGAGTTCCAAGGTCTCTTCGACACCATCAAGCAGATCGAGCACCTGGGCCGCCTGAAGAACAAGCTGCTCACTGCGAAGGACCAGCGCGAGTTCGCTGCTGCGCGCGACGAGATTGCCAACAGCATCAACACCTTGGCTGGTGATCGCACGGCCAACACGCGCACGCCCACCACGCGCACGGGGCGCTGGCTGCAGGCCATCAAGAACTTCGGCAGCGCGCACATCAAGGCCGCCACCTGGGCTCGCGTCATGGACGGCGGCAAGGATGGTGGTAAGGTGTGGGAGTATTTCATCCGCGCCGCCAACGAGAAGGGCGACTGGGAAACTACGCAGCGCGCCGAGGCCACGCAGAAACTCACCGACATCATGCACCCATGGCTGGCCAAGAAGGGCTTGCACAAGGCCACCTTCTACCCCAGCCTCGACCGCAGCATGACGCGCCAGGAAGTCCTGGCGATGGCGCTCAACACCGGCAACGAGTCCAACCTGCAGCGGCTGCTGGGCGGCGAGGGCTGGACCCTGGAGCAGCTCAAGCCTGTGATGGAGACGCTGGACGACACGGACAAAAAAGTCATGCAGCAGGTGTGGGACCACTTCGAGAGCTACCGCCCGCAGATCGGCGAGAAGCAGCTGCGCGTGTACGGCAAGGAGCCTGAGTGGATTAAGGCGGGCTCGCCCATCACCGAGATGCTCGGCATCCCTGGCGGCTACTACCCTGTCAAGTACGACACCGCTGCGAGCGTGCGCGCTGAAGAGCACGCCGACGCAGAGGGCGCGCAGCGCCAGCTCAAGGGCGCATACGGTGTGGCCACCACGCGGCGCTCGTTCACCAAGGCCCGCGTCGAGGAAGTCAACGGGCGCCCGCTGCTGTACGACCTCAGCGGTCTGTACACCGGCGTCAACGATGTCATCCACGACCTGGCCTGGCACGAGTGGCTCATCGACACCAACCGCCTGCTCAAGTCGACCGCTGTCGACAGCGCGATGCGGGACCACTACGGGCCCGCTGCGGTGCGCCAGTTCAAGAGCTGGCGCGATGCTATCGCCGAGGGCGATGTCGGCTCACAGGAGGCGCTAGACAGCGCCATCGGCAAGCTGCGCCAGAACGTCAGCGTGGCTGGCCTGGGCTTTAACTTCATGTCCGCTGCCATCCAGCCCCTGGGCTTCACGCAGTCCATCAGCCGGCTGGGCGCGGGCTGGGCTGGCAAGGGCCTGGGCATCTACATGGCCAACCCGGTCGCGGCTACGCGCGAAGCGAAAGAGAAGTCCGAATTCATGGAAAACCGCGCACGCACACAGTTCCGCGACCTCAACGAATTGCGCAACAGGGTGCAAGGCGAGCACGGCCCGCTGTCCGCAGCGCGCGAGAGCGCCTACACCCTGATGATGTTCATGCAGCGCACGGTCGACGTGCCCACCTGGCATGGCGGCTACGAGAAGGCCATCAGCGAGGGCAACGACGAAGAGCGCGCCATCGCCTTGGCGGACCAGGCGGTGATCGACTCCCAGGGTGGGGGGCAGACCAAGGACCTGGCGGCCATCGAGCGCGGCGGCGCCCTGGCCAAGCTGTTCACCACCTTCTACGCTTTTATGAACACGGCCGCCAACCTGAGCTACTCCAGCGCACGCACCAAGGGGGCCGGGGGCAAGGCCGCCGACGTGATGCTGCTCGCGGTGATGCCCGCGGTACTCGGCACGCTGCTGCGCGATGCGCTGACACCTGGGGACAGCGGCGATGACGACGCGAAGAAGCTCGCGCGCAAGCTGGCCGGCGAGCAGCTGACCTACCTGATGGGGCTGATGGTTGTGTCGCGTGAGTTCGGCGAGGCTGGGCGCACGATGGCTGGCCTGGCTGACCACCCCCGCGACTACCAAGGCCCGGCCGGTGTGCGCATGGTGGCCGATACCTTCGCCTTCGCCAAGCAGGCCAACCAGGGCGAGTTCGATGACAGCTTCCGCAAGGCCGCCATCAACCTGTCGGGCGATGTCTTCGGGCTACCCAGCGCGCAGATCAACCGCACGGTGACAGGCGCCAAGGCTCTCAAAGAGGGCAAGACCAACAACCCGATGGCATTGCTGTTCGGCCACCAAGAGCCACGCTGAGGTGTGCTTAAAGCCTGGCGCTTTCGGGACAATGCCTTGATCTAGGAGTCCCACGATGACTGTTCCTGCAACCGCGCGTAAGGCTGGACCGTTCACCGGGACGGGGGTCAACGTACCTTATCCCTTCAGCTTCAAGATATTCGCCACCACTGACGTGCAAGTCGTGCAGGCGGACACCAACGGCGTCGAGACAATCCTGTCCTCGGGCTACACCGTCACGATGAACGCGGACCAGGTGGCCTCACCTGGCGGCAGCGTCACGCTGACCACGGCCCTGCCCACCGGATACAAGCTGGCGCTCCTCGGGCAGCTGCCCTACGACCAGACGCTGTCCATCCCTGGCGGGGGCAACTTCGACCCCGTCGCTTTCGAGCGCGAGCTGGACCGTATTCTCATGCAGGTGCAGCAGATCGCTGAGCGCAACTCGCGTGCGATTGCGAACTCCCCGACCGACACCCTCAGCACTAACGAACTGCCTGGCGCTGTCGCGCTGGCGCTCATCGGGTGGGACCCGACCGGCCTCAAGCTGCAGAACTTTTCGCCCGCGTTGCTTGGCGTGACGGTCGCGAACGCGAATTGGCAGACACAGCTCTTTAGTGGCACGGGTTCGCAAACCGATTTTGTCCTGACGAACGACGCGGGTGTAGCCTCGAACTGCGCGGTGTCTGTTGGCGGGGTGGTCCAGGCTGCTGGGGTCAACTTCTCTTACACGCCCTCGACCAAGACAATCAGCTTCCTGACTGGCGCTCCTCCTGCGGTTACCAACAACGTGGTCGTTCGGTACGGAGCAGCAGTGCCTCAGGGCGTTATTGATGGGACTCCGATTGGGGCAACGACTCCTAGCACTGGGGCGTTTACCACTCTTTCTGCCACAGGAAATGTCACGTTAGGTGATGCCTCTACCGATACGCTTAATGTTGGTAATGGCGGGATTATCAAAGATGCCAGTGGGAATGTTGGGATAAACGTAATTCCTAGTGCCGCTGCGGGGTTTAACTTCATTGAACATAAGGGCCATGTTACCAATGGCGGCGGGTTGCGCTTTTATAACAATACACAGACCCTTGATTACCGCTTCTACACAAACAATAGCGGCGTACTTTGCGGAACATTTTCAAACCACGATTTCACTATCTGCTCCAACGGGATAGGCCGGGTTAACTATCCAAGCATCGGTGGACTCCAAGTAATCACCCCCGCTGGCCTCGGCTACGGCGTAGGAGCAGGAGGCTCAGTCACTCAGGCTACGAGTAAATCTACTGCGGTTACTCTGAATACACCTACGGGACGAATCACGATGAATAACGCTGCTTTGGCGGCGGGTGCTACTGTGTTATTTGCATTAAATAATTCACTGTTAACACTAAATGACACATTCAGTTTGGCTATCCGGGGTGGTATTGCCACGAATCTTACATATCAAGTTTATCTCGATGTAACTTCCGCAGGCGTTGCAGCCATAGCATTAAAAAACATATCGGCTGGCTCGCTATCTGAGGCTGTGGAGATTCAATTCAATCTGCACAAAGGAGCTACGTCTTAATCATGGAATACCACCTATTCTGGATTCTCTACGCAGCCATATTTCTAGGTGCGTCTGTTGGAACTACGAAAGCTGTTCTTTCAGACGACTGCTCGAAATACGGTGAAATTGCAAAGGTAGAAGTAAAGCAAGAAGGACTCTCATGCTACGAAAAACGGGGCGACGAGTGGAAACTCAAAGGCTCAATAACATGACCAAGGGCACGGTATGACGCAAAAAATACAACCCTCTGGAACCGAGCGAATCCCTCGCGTCGATGTCGCCAGTGTTGCTGGCACGGTCGATCTGACTGCGTCGGTGCCGTTCATCGACGACATCCAGATAACCGGCGCGCTGGCGATTACGAAGTTTACCGTGGCTGCCGGTCGCGTGCTGCGGGTGCGCGCTGGTGGCGGGTTCACGCTGACGAACAACGCGAACATCGTGACACAGGCGGGGGCCAACATTGTGGCTGCCGCTGGCGACACGTTCATGCTGCGCGCGACGGCTGCGGATACGGTGGAGGTGTTGGAGTATTCCCCCGCGATAGCAAAGGGCAACATGCCCAGCGTGACAGCGGTTCCAACATCCAACGCTCTCGTCCTCACGCTGAAGCCACTCACCCTGGACTTCAGAAACGTGACAGGCGGCAGCGGGGTGCCTGCCCCGGTCACCAGCCTGGTTGACCTGTCGACCACAATCTCGTCTGGCTCGACTGGCGGCATGTCGAGCGGCGTCATCGGGGACCTCTACGTCGCGGCGATAAACGCCAACGGTGTTATGGAGATTGCGTGGAAGTTCGGTGACCCGAGCGACGAGACCGACCTCATCAGCACAACTGCCGAGGGCGGTGCGGGGGCCGCAGACATTGCAAACGCCTGGTACTCCACGACTGCGCGCGCTAGTGTGGCGCATCGTGTTGTCGCTCGAATAAGCATTGTCCAGGCGACAGCTGGAACCTGGGTCACCAGCCCCAGCGTCATCGCCACTGCTGGCGGCAGGGCGCTGGCGGTGACACCGCCGAGGAGCATGGTCCGGGTGAACACCCACAACGGGTATGGGTCGACAAACACCGTTATTCCTCGGTTCACCAACGTCACTTCTTCTGTTGGCAACGACATTGTTTACGCTGACTCCGCGACCAACGGCGCGTCGTTCACCATTCAGACCGCTGGGGTGTACGCTATCTCTTGGAGCGCGGGGCCGAACGGCGCCTTCTCCTATGCTGGTGCGTCACGAAACTCCACGCAGCTAACCACCGCTTTGTCCGGGGTGAACTCTACCGACAGGCTTTTCTTTAACCAGAACGACGTTGCTACTTCTCTGCGGAATGGCGGGGGCTCCTACATTTTGGCCGCTGGCGATGTCATCCGACCACACCATGACGCTGCCGGCATTAGCTTGAGTGAGTTCACCATCACGAGGGTCGCATGAAATACTACAAAGACTTATCCGATGGGACCTACACCTACCCTGACGAGTTGGTGCCCAAGGGCTTGACTGAAATCCAGAAGGCGGAGTATGACTTGCTCCAGCCGACGCCATCTGCGGCGCAAATCGCTGCAGCAGCTCAGGTTGCTCAAGACAAGGCCGACGCCGCTGCGCTCAAGGCCGACGCGAAGTTCCAGGCGCTCATCGCCAAGACGCCAGCGCAGTGCAAGAACTGGGCGCAGAATAATTTTCCGACGCTTACTGCTCCCGAGCAGAATGATCTGGCTACGTTGGTGCAGTGCATCGGCATCCTCGCTCGGAGCCTGCGCTGATGACCATCGAACGCATCATCGTCCTTGAGCAACAGTTCCAACAGCTGGCCACCGCGGTGCCCCGCATTGACGGGAAGCTCGACGACATCCACGACGCACTGCAGAGCCTGGTGCGAATCGAAGAGCGCCAGATCGCTATCAACGGCCGGCTCTCTGACGGCGCCCAAGCCATACAGGACAACATCCAGCGCATCACCGCGCTGGAGATTGCAGTGCCCAAGAAGCTGGGCGAGCGCCTGGTCGCTATCGAGACCAAGCTGCCGGCGCTCATCGAGATGCGCACCTGGGTTGTGCTCGGCATCCTCGGGGGCTTGGGCCTGATGGGCACCGCTGTCGGCAGCATGGTGCTGAAATGAACTTCGACGAAGCCTTCGACCGACTCATCGCCAACGAGGGCGGCTACGTCAACGACCCGGCCGACCCTGGGGGCGAGACGAACTGGGGCATCAGCAAGCGCAGCTACCCCGATGTCGACATCGCCAACCTGACGCGCGACGGCGCCAAGGCCATCTACAAGCGCGACTTCTGGGACCCGCTGGGCGAGGTGCCCGACGCTGTCAAGTTCCAGGTGTTTGACTTCGCTGTCAACTCAGGCATCCAGACCGCAGTGCGCAAGCTGCAGGCCGCCATCGGCGTGACTGACGACGGTCATTGGGGACCAGTCAGCGCAGCCAAGCTGAGCACTCTGGAAGTCAACGACGTGCTGATGCGCTTCATCGCGCAGCGGCTGCGCTTCTGGGCTTCGCTCAGCAACTGGCCAACCTTCGGTAAGGGCTGGGCTCTACGCGCAGCCAAGGACCTTGAGTACGCAACAGGAGACAACTGATGGACTGGCTTGCAACTTTGAAATCGCTCGCGCCCACGGTCGCGACTGCTGTGCTTGGCCCGATGGGTGGCATGGCGGTGTCTGCCTTGGGCAATCTGCTTGGCATCCCCGACGCAACCCAGTCCAAGATCGCTGACGCCATCAAGACCGCGACGCTCACGCCCGAGCAGGTGGTCCAGCTCAAGCAGCTGGAGCTGGAGTTCAAAACCAAAGAGCAGGAGATGGGCGTCAAGTTCAGCGAGATAGCTTTCCAAGATCGCGACTCTGCGCGCAAGGCTAACGTAGCGGGGGGCGCTCAGCGGCCGGTGGTGTACTTCTGCATGGCGCTGGTGTTCATCGCGATGGGCCTGGAGTTCTACGTGTTTGTGAACGGCGTGCCTGACGGCACCCACGACATCATCGCGGGGCGCGTGCTCGGTTTCTTCGACATGATCGGCGGCTCCGCTCTGGCCTACCTCATCGGCACTACAGTGGGGTCTCAGCAGAAGAACGACTTGCTTGTTGCAAAATAGCCTGACGCCAGGCGGCGAGCGCCAGCTTTAATTCTTCCCTCAGCTGCAGGTTTGACTCATTGGCCTCTTGCGCGAAGCGCTCCAAGTTCTCGCGCGACCAAGTGCTGAAGTCTGTTTTCATCGTCTGCGTTTCATGTAGTCCAACAATAAATCCTGCACAGCTCTCTTGCTCTCGCGGCGCAGCATCACCAGCTCGTCGACCGTGTCTCGTGCCACGATGTAGTGGATGAACACCGGGCGCTTGTGCCCCGACTGCAGCTGGCGCACCGGCCCGATGCGCTCGACTATCTGGTCGTGCTGCTCTAAGTCCCACCAGTGCCCGAAGAAGACGATGATGTTCCCACCATCCTGCAGATTGAGACCGTGACCAGCCGATGCCGGGTGCGCGAAGAGAAGTGGTATACGACCTGCGTTCCATTCCTCCACCGTTGCCGGGTCCGCGTCCAGGTGACGGCCTTTAGGGAAAGCTCGCAGTAGCCTGGCCAGGTCACTCTTGAAATGGTAGGCCACCAGGACGGGCGCACCGTTAGCTTCTTCCACCACGCTCTCAAGCGCATCCAGTTTCGCATAGCTCACCTCCACATATCTGTCTTTGCCGTAGCGCTCGGGGTCCAGGTAGGCTGCGCCGTTAGCCAGCTGCAAGCACTTCATCGTTTTGCCCGCACCACCGAAGGCCTCGATGTCGCCCTCGTCCAGCGCGAGGAACATCTCCTTCTCGAACTCGTCGTACTTCGCACGAGCGCTGGGCTCCAGGTCCACCTCGATCACGTTGACGATGGGCTTCTCCAGATCGAACCAGTCCGCGGGGTCGATGGTCAGAGCGAGGTGTGACACGCGCTGCATTATCTCGTCCTGACTGTGCGCGTGGGGTATCCACTTGTAGTATCCGTCGCCAGTCTTGACCGGCTGGAACCAGCGGGTCTTGAAGCTCTCGTAGGTGCGGCCCAGCGCCTGCCCTTGGTCGAGGAACCACATCTGCCCCCACAGGTCGAGCAGCCCGTTGGGCGCCGGTGTGCCTGTGAGCTGCCAGAACCTGTCGCAGCGCGCGTGCGCCATCTGGGCGAGGGCCTGGGCACGCGCGCCACCCTGGCGCATCCTGAAGCCCTTGAGCCTGGTCGACTCGTCGGCCACGATGGTGCCGAAGGGCCACTTGCTCCCGTAGTGCTCGACCAGCCAGGGCAGGTTGTCGTAGTTGATTGTCTTGACTGCCACGTCCTTGAGCAGCGCGAGCTTGCGCTCAGCTGGCGTGCCGATGACGGGCGCCAGGCTCAGGCCCGAGAGGCTCGACCACTTGCGCTGCTCATCGGGCCAGGTGCTCAGCGCCACGCGCTTGGGCGCCACCACCAGCGTGGGTCTGTCCTCGCCGAGGATGTTGTGCAGGGTGTCGAGCAGGTGCAGCGTGGCCGATGTCTTGCCCATGCCCATGCCCGCCCACAGCGCAGCGCGTGGCGTGCTGGAGAGGAAGTCGGCAGCGATGCGCTGGTACTCGCGGGGGGTGAAGGTTTTGCTCACCTGGGCAGCTCCAGCTTGAACCACTTGACCCCGGGGTTGAACGCGGTGGTGCGCGCAAGCTCGCGCCCGAAGCGGTGCAGGTTGAGACGGAAGGCGAGGTCGTCGGGGAAGCCGACAAACTCCTCTTGCCACGCCAGCACCTCGCCCGCGTTGACGTTGCCCCAGGGGTACATGATAGCCTTGCCAGGCATCAGGATGCCCGAGGTGGTGCAGACGAACGGCGCCACGCCCGTGGCGAGGATGCCCCGCAGCAGTCCGCGCCGGTTCACTTCGCGCCCCCGTACTTGCCCAGGTACATCTCGCCTTGGACGAAGTCGACCAGCGCACGAGAGGCGCCCAGCTTGCGCGCGCCCACCTCGCCGTGCTCACGTATCCACGCAGCCACTTCGAGGCAGCGCTCTTCGCTGTGCGGTCGGCCGCGCTCGCGGCCCTCGCGTGGTGCGAGCGCGTTGAGTCGCGTCGCGTTGCGCGCCGACGACAGGATGTTGAAGGCTTTCATGCCGTGCTCCACTCGACGCCGAGCAACTTGTTCACGCCCTCGAAGCTGTCGATGATGACAACGCGCTGGCCCATCTTGCGCATGCGCTCGTGCTCACGATGCTGCGCGCGCTCGTGCGCGTTGGCAGGGAAGGTGAGCCACTTGCCTGGCGCCTTCAGCTCGACCCACCATAGGTTGTTGAAGGTGCCCCGGCCAGGTCCAGGGTCAGGCAGCATCACGACACGGTCGGGCGCGCTGTTGCGGCCAACCCACTTGACCTTGCGCACCTCACCGCCGAGGTCCTTGACCAGCTGCACCAGGTAGCGCTCGACATCGCGCTCGCGCTTGGCCTCCGGCATTTTGATGGAGAAGCTCACTTTGCAGCTCCCATAAAACGCAGCGGCTTGCATAAGATCGCGCCAGTCAGCGTGCGCTCTTTGTTGTAGGTCGACCAGGGGATGCACTTCTCGCGCACCTCAGCGACGACACGCTCTTGGGCCAGGTCGTGGCCGCGCACTATCCCGCTGGTGTGGCCGATGGACCAGACCACCGAGCAGGTGAGCAGCGCGATGGCGAGGCAGGCGATGGCGATGAGCACCGTCTTGAAGAAGGGGGTGAAGCTGAGCAGCTCGTCACCCTGGTAGTGCGTGCTCATGCTATCCACCCCATCACCACCATCAAGATGACCCACACGCACGTCACTGCGCAGGCGGTGATGACCAGCTTGTCTTGCCAGTCGAGCGGGCGTTTGTGTGGGCCTTCGATGTCGAATGGGTTCATGTCTGTCTCCTGTTGAAAAGATTCCACTTTAGCACGCGCTAAAGTCTGCGGTCAAGGGGTTGTGGCGCTCACGCCACGTCCTCGAACTCATCGGGGCTGGCGACACGCTGGCAGACGTGCAGCTTGACGGCCTCGCCTGGCTCGTACATGCGCCAGCGCACGCCGCTGTGTAGCCACTCGACCTCGCGGCCGCAGTATTTACACCTGGGGGTGGACGAGCGGGGGCCGCCACCATAGTAGCGGTCGTCGTTGAAAGACTCCAAGGCGTCGCCCTCGTGGTCAAAGGTATCGGACATGATCAGTCCTTCCGGTATCGGTAAGTCTCAAAGCCCGCAGCTGCGAGCGGTGCGCCTGGCGCCCACGGTATCGGCTGTGTCATCTCCGAGGCCAGGTCGTCAGCATTGTAGAGGTCGGAGTCCGGCGTCTCGGTGATGAGTTCGTCGTGTACGGTCAGCACAATCGCGTAGCCAGTCTCCTCGACCGTTGACATGTGATACGCGAGCACGTCGCGAGCCCAGGCCTGGACGATGTTCTCTACCAGCTTGCCGCCGTAGGTCTTGATGCGCTTCCACTGGCGGGTGTACTGGTCCACCCCCATGTAGGTGATGTCACCGCTCTCGCGCACCTCGGGCTGCAGGTAGCACAGGTAGCGGCCAGAGGGCAAGCGGATGCGCAGCCAGGCGCCGTCCTTGCGGATGGCCAGCTGTCTCACGCGCACCACCTCGCCGGGCTTGGCCACTGCCATGCGCACGCCGTTCTCCACGTCGGTCCACAGCGCCACGGTAGCGGGGTGCGCAGCGCGCCAGCTCGCCTTGAGGAACTCGCACGCGATGTAGGTCTCTTTGCGCAGGCCGAAGGTGCTGCGCCGTTTCTTCACGGTCCAGTCGTACATGCGCTCGGCGTCGTACATGGCGTCGCTTGGTGCGCTGGCCCAGACAGCGTCGGCCATCTCGTCCAGATCGATGTTGTAGGTGGCAGCCCCCGTGAGATAGGCGCCGACGCCGCCCTGGTATCCGAGCATCAGCTCCTGCACCTTGCCGATCTGGCGGCCGCCCTTGGGGATGTCCTCGACCTTGCAGTTGAAGCTGCGCGCATAGGCCACGTTGTAGAGGTCAGGGCCGGTGCCCGCGTCGTACTCGCGGAAAGCCTTGAGCTTCCAGTCCTCGCCCGCGATGACAGCCAGGCCTCGCCCTTCGATGTTGGCCAGGTCGGCGATGACCAGCTTCTTGCCGGGCGGTGCGACGATGGCGCCACGCACCAGGTTACTGGTCAGCCCCATCACGTTGTTGAACACAAGATCAGCGAAGCCACCCTTGAGAGCGGCCACGCCCTGGTCCTCGTACTCCTGCACCAGCTCATCGCTGAGCTGCTTCATCTCCACGTCGAAGTGCTCGGCCATCAGCTTGAGCACAGGACGCGGCATGTTTTGTGGCTGGAAGATTCGGCCAGCCCAGCGGCTGGTGCGCAGCGCGCCGGCAAACTGCAGCGTGTTGCGCAGTCGACCGTCCTCGCTGGTGGCCTTGACCATCGCGTTGTACTTGGCGGTGCTGGTCTTCGTTGCCTCAAGGCGCAGCGAGATGAGCAGCTTGACTGCCTCGGGCAGCTCGGGGTCCTCCATCCTGCGGCGCAGGGTGTCGGCCTGCATGTCGGGCAGCGTGACGCCGTACTCGGCCAGGATGTAGGCGAGCAGCTGGTCGCGCTTGCTCGGGCCGGCGACTAGGCCGTCCGTCGCGTCGTGCGTCGCTTGCTTGAGGCGAGCTTGCTCTACAGCTACAGCGCCAACAGCGCCGCGCGCAAGTTCAAGATCAACTGCAAAGCCTCGGTCGTTGATTCGCTGATCGAGGTGCCAGAGGGAAAGCTCAGCTCCACTGTAATTCCAGACGGGGAGGCGAGAGTCAACCTCTCGCATGGCGATGATGTCCTGGCGGGAGTATTCGAGGAACTCGCTCCACTCGGTAGGATGGCTGGCACTTGTTGCTCTCCTCAGTGTGCTGCCCTTGGGGCGCGGTTTACAAAATAACTGGATGAGCTTGCGTCCGCGCTCGTCCTTCTGCTTGTCGTCGTCCAGCCCCAGGATAGGCCCGAGCTTGCCGAGTGCGCCTGGCAGCCCATGCACCAGCGCCTTGACCATCGTGTCACGCCAGCGCTCGATGGGCACGTCGATGCCCCAGCAGTGGCGTATCAACGTGCGGTCGAAGTGGGAGTTGTGCGCGGTGACGGTGAAGCCGCTGGTGCGCAGCAGTGCGATGAGGTCACGCGGCAGCTCACCGCCAGTGCAGTCGAACACGGTGGGCTCGTCGTCATCCTGCGCCCACTGCGCCACCGTTATCTCGGTGCTCGGGTGCTCAGCGTAGCGGTGCGTGCCTGCGCTCTTGAGGTCGCACTCGCTGTACGTCTCGCAGTCAAACCAGAGGTTGTGTTGTTTCATAAGTGAGGCCGGAGTGACTCTGCGCAGCAGCGGGGCGGGGCCCCCTGCGGCGACTGTCAGTACCAGCCTCGCTTATAAACACTCGTTGCCCAAGATTCCCCGTATCAATTTGCGCCGACCGGGTTTCGCTATTGCAGCCCCCGCCATGTATCTGGTGGGAACGGGGGCTGCAGCTATCAAGGGCCTTTGTACCGGGGGAGTGACACCCAGTTCGGAACGTCGTCGGCACCCACAATGTTCTTTAGGCGAAGTCTCCGGCGTCGCTGCCTTCGGCCACGTCCTCGAACTCATCGCTGTCAGCCGGGCGGCCAGCGGCGAAGGCGTCACCGTCGCGCACGAACTGCACGCCGCGCAGCTGCGCGTTGATGCGCTTGCCGTACTTGTTGTCCTGCGGCCAGAGGTCGATGCTCACGTTGACGTAGCAGCCAGCGTAGACCACGCCGTCCTTTTCGGTCAGCGGGCTGCGGTCCTTGCCGATCACCGTGGGGCGAGCGCTCTGCTGCGCTGCTGCGCTGATGAACATGTTGCCAGCGACGCCGTCGTACTGGGCCTTGGTGTCGCCGTCGTGCAGCGCCAGCTTGTCGGTCTTCTCCAGCGCGGTGTAGGTGGCGGCGGCTTTGTCCTTCCACTTGTCCTTGGCCACGGCCTTCATCTTGGTCTCCAACTCTTTGAGCTGCGGGTGATCTGGCGGCAGGATGAGCATGGCGCTGTAGCGTGGCTCGCCCTCGCCACCGACCGTGGTCGGGGTGAACAGGTTGGGGAAAGCCAGGCGCACGTTCTTCAACATGAGGCGGCCGATGGGGGTTGCTTTGTTATCGCTCATAGGGTTCTCCAAAAGTTAAGCGAGGTCGACACTGACATCGGTGAAATCATCAGCGACCGGCGTCAGTGTCAATGCCGGACGAGAATCGGAATCGGGCGCCACATGTGGCTTGCCCTCGTGTTGCGTGATGAGCGCCTGCAGCTTGGGCCACTGCTTGACACCGATCACCTTGGCCTTGTGCAGCTTCTCTGCGCTGGTCGGGCTGATGAGCTTGAAGTCGTACATCTCTTCGACCTTCAGGCGCATCGACTTGAATGTGGTCTCGACCTCTGTCGGGTCCGCCCACTTGCGGTTGCCCTTCTTGCCCTGCACCACCTTCCAGCCTGGCACCTCTTCGCCAGCCAGCAGCTTGCTCTCGACTGCAGCGCGCACTGCCTTGACCCAGTCTTCGATCAGGTCGGCCTTGGCCAGCACCACCGAGAGCCACTCGACATCGGTCGACGAGGGCTTGATGTCTTCAGCTTGCACCTCGGCGAACTCGTCAGCTGTGGCGGCGTCAACCCCAACTGCGTCGAACACCTCGGCGCGCAGCTTTGGGCAGGTAGCCTTGGCCTTGCAGAACTTGCACTGCTTCTCGCCCGGCATCAGGTAGGCGTCGAGCCAGGCCTGATCAGCCATCAGGAACTCGTCGGCCGCCTGCTTGCGTGTGCCCACCGCGGCGCTGGCAGTCTCGAAGCCCCAGGTCTTGAGGTCCTCGACGCTGATGGTCCACTCGCTTGGGGTGTCGCGTGCGTTGGGTTGGTGGATGACCAGCCTGACCTCGTTGAAGGGGCCCAGCAGGTCCTCGACCGCCTCAAGGGCACCGAGACCATAGAGCATCATCTGCGGGTTCTCCACGGCCTCGACGATGACGCCGCTGCCGTTCTTGTAGTCGTGGACCTGCAGCTCATCGCCGCGTGCCACGATCACATCAGCGGTGCCCCAGGCCTGGTCCTTGTCGACACCCAGGTAGTTGGCGTAGTTCACCTTCTGCTCGCTCAGCAGCATGCCGTCGCCAGCGAAGTCGCGGATGTTGGCCAGCGCGGTGGTGACCGCGGTGACCATGTCCTCGTCGACCTCGATGTCGAAGCCAGCCTCCTGGAAGCGTCGACCCAGGAAGCCGGCCGGCTCGGCGCCATCGCGCAGCGCCAGCTCCAGCAGGTGGTGGGCCACAGTGCCGGTGGCGCTGTAGATGTTGCCGTTGTTGGGCTTGCCCTCTTCCATGACGGGCTTGCCTGGGCAGAGCATCGCAGCCTCGAAGCCCGAGGCGCTGTACTTGCTGTGTGCTGCTTCAGTCATCGAGACGCTCCCAAACGCGGACTTTAGGCTCGGTCACCGCCAACTGGCCACCTGCTGCCATGTTGGCAAGGGCCGGGCGCAGGTGATCGAGCACCAGCTGCAACGTGTCGGCTTTGTCGCTGTCGACAATGGAGAACGAAAACTCCACCGCGACGTTGACCTGGCGGAACAACTTAGGCTGGGACATGACTGCCCTCCAGTTGGACCAGCGTGCGGATGAGCGCGAGACGCTGCGTGTTGCGCACTGGTCGGGGTTTCAGATTCCACTCGCGCTTGAGCTTGCGCGCAAGGCGGGTGGCGGGGTTCACCAGCTGGGCGTTGTTGCGCCCCTGGGAGCCCGGCTTCTCGACCATGCGCCCTTGGATGAGCGCGACGGCCACGAAGCGCAGTAGCTTGGACGTGCGACGGTTCACGCCACCGCTCCCGTCTGGAGTTCGGCCAGCTTGGTGTTGACCTGCTCCAGAGCTTGGCCCCACAGGCTGGGGTCCAGCTCCTTGAAGGTCTTCACGCCGAAGCTGTCGACCAGGGCGCGAGCGGTGTCGCGGTTCTTGGTGGCCAGCTCAAACACAGCTTTCGCGAGAGTAGCGTAGTCCACGCTCGAAGAGGCAGGCGCTGCAGCGGGGGCTGCCGGTGCGGAAGGTGCCGCAGCAGCATTCTTTTTTATCGCGTTGTCCTTCGCTGCGGCCAGGGTGCTGCCGCTCGCCGCGCGTTCGGCGACAACATCGGCGACGGTGGTGGCCTTTGGGCCGATGCCAGGGGTGCCTGCGGCTTTGCCTGCAGCAACGGCTTTCTCGCCGCTGCCCATGTAGGCGACAGCTTCTGCCCAGCTGTTGAACTCAAGGGTAACTTTAATCACGGGGGGTCCTTTCAGGGTGGTTGGGGAATTAAGAGGGGTGGATGACCTGGGCGCGGTGGCCGGTCTTGTTGCCAATCTCGCAGGCCAGGGCGTTGGCCTCGGCCTCGTTGTCGCGAGAGTGGGAGGTGAGGTAGTTCAGGCCGGTGTACTCGTCGACGACGAACTTGCCGGCGCTGACCATGCGCTCACGCTCACGCAGGACTGCCTGCGCGTTGATCTTGTGGATGGTGTGAAGGGCGTGCATAAAGTGCTCCAGGTTTAGGGTTGAAATTCTCTCACGATTTTCGCAGCTGCCAACAAATAATTTTAGCCGTTGCAAAATTGGTACACCAAGCTGAGCGCCCAACCCAGCAGGGTGATGAAGACCCACCAGAGCGGGTCTCGCAGGACAGCTTTGAGCAGGCGGTTCACGCGGTCCTCAGCTGGTTGGCCAGCTCGGCGTAGGCCACCGCCGCTGCGTGGGCGCCCACCAGGACGCCTTCCTGGTGGCGAGGGCTGATGACCCCCCACTGCAGGCCCCGGGGCGTCTCCTGGGCGTAGATCACGCAGGGGTAGAGCGGGCCGGCGCTGTGCTTCTGCACGCTGCTGCCGTCGTCCAGGTGGCCTTGGTAGGCGGCGCCGTGGGCGATGGACGCCTCAAGGGCGCGCAGCACTGGCGCGGCCACCTGGGAGGCCGGGGTGACCCCGACGCCCAGGTCGGCCAGCAGCTTGTCGTCCTGCTGGTCCTGCAGGCGGGTGCCGTCGATCAGGAAGAACTGCTTGGGGTCAAAGGCGCCCCACTCGCTGGCGCGGGGGCCAATCAGCGCGCCGCGGTTGGTGAAAGGCGACCAGACAGCGATGCAGTCTTGGCCTAAGTCGCGCGAGAGCAGGGCTATCTGAGCGTGGGTGACGCCGACGTGGGTCTTGACCTCGACCACCAGGGTCAGCTCGCTGTCCGACTGGTGCTGCGCCGCGCGGATAGCGGGGATGCCTGCCTTGCTCATTTTCTCGAACACCTCGGCGGCTTCGATGTGGGCGACATGGCCACGGGTCTGCAGGCCGATGTTGAGGATGAATTTTTGCATTTTGTGCTCCAGAAGTTAGAGGGGTCAGCGACGGTTTTTCCACTCGCGGCGGATGTCGGCCAGCAGGCGAACGCCATCGTCGAAAGCGTCTATCGTGGAGGCGCCAAACCAGACGACGGCGAAAAAGAGAGCCCACACGGGGAAGGTCAGCACGATGACGGTGTTTTTGAGGTACTTAAGCATTTTGTGCTCCAGAAGTTGAGAGGGAGGTTTTGACTTTGCGCGCTTTCGGAGCGCGGGGTGTTTGGCTGAACTGGGCGCCGCAGTTGACGCAGCGGAAATGCTTGGTGCGACCGAGGGCGCCGAGGAGGGCGAGCTGGCCGTCGCATTGTGAGCAGGTTTTCATGTTGGTAACTCCGGTTGGTTGTCAAAATCGACAGCCGCATATTAGCATGTGCTTAAAGCCACGCCAACAGTAAGGTCATCTGTTGCGCAAACACAACTGCTTAAGGTTTTTCAGCGCGTGCTATACTGCCCGCTCACTAGGAGAAAAACGTGAACATTATCAAAGTTTGGATGCACGCTGCGACTTCCGCAGAGCAGCAAATGCTGGCTGACAGGGTGGGGACTACTAAACAGTACCTCTACCATTTGTCTGCCAGTGAGGACAAGCTCTACAGCAGGGAGCCAAAGCCGCGCCTGGCCGCCGCCATCGAGCGCGTGAGTGCCGAGATGCACAAGGCCACCGGGGGCCGGCTGCCACTCATCTACCGCACCGACCTCGTGACCGCGTGCCGCGAGTGTTATTTTGCCCAGAAGTGTTTAGGCCCAGCCGCTATCCGAGGGGAGTTCCCTATCCTGGACGATACCTCCGCGAAAAAGGGGTGAGCTGCGATGATTACAGCACCCCCCGACGCCCTCCGGGATTTACCCGGCTGGCTGGTTTGGCAATACGAGGATAATGGCGATGCGAAGAAACGAAAAGTACCCTATTACGCCAACGGTGGCCGACGCCACGGTGTGCAAGGAAGGCCAGAGGACCGCAGCCAGCTTGTCACTTTCGCAGAGGCAGCTGCAGCAGCTAAGAAACGCAAGTTCACTGGCGTCGGATTCGCGCCACTTGCTGAGTTCGGCATCACAGCTCTTGACTTCGACGGGTGCGTCGCCGAGGGCACAGGCGAAATTCATCCAGAGGTCAGCGCTGTACTTGGGTCTTCCTACGCCGAACTCAGCCCCAGCGGCAAAGGCATCCGAGCGTTCTTCAAGGGAAACCTCGGGGACCTGAAGTCACACGGGGCGCCCTTTGGCTTCGAGACCTTCTCTTCTAAGGGCTTCGTAACGGTCACTCTGAACCCGTTGATGGCTTGCGAGCTGCTCGGGAATACCAACGTGGTGGCCGAGGTCACCCCCGAGGTCCAGGCCCTGTGCCAGCTGCGCTTCAAGCGTGAGCTGACAGCCCAGGCCATGGGCGAGAGCAACGAGCAGCCCCTGGGGCTCACCCAGGCCCAGCTGGTCGAGTGCCTGGATGTGTTGCCCGAGGACATGGATTATGACAAGTGGGTCAACGTCGGCATGGCCATCCACCACGAGACCCAGGGCGAGGGCTTCGAGCTGTGGGATGAGTGGAGCCAGCGCAGCGCTAAGTACAGCGACCGGGACTACGGTATCGAGCGCTGGAACAGCTTCGGCAAGGGCTCAGGCCGGGTGGTCACCGCCAGGTCTCTGGTGCGGCTGGCCAACGAGCACGGTGCCCGCATCACGCTCAACGGGCCGGCCAGCATGGAAGAGTTCGAGGCCATTCGCGATTCCCAAACCGCGAATACTTCAGCTTCAACTAGCGAGTTCCAGAGTGAAAGCGAAGGGCAAGAAGTTCGTAAGAAGTCTCGCTTCGAGCTGGTCGACTGCGCCGACTTCGCGGTGCTCAAGTCCCAGTCCTGGCTTATCAAGAACGTGCTGCCCAAGGCCGAGCTGGCTGTCCTGTATGGCGAGTCGGGCTCGGGCAAGTCTTTCATGGCGTTGGACCTGGCCATGGCGATAGCCCGGGGGGTGCCTTGGCGGGGCAACAAGGTAGAGCAGGGGGTTGTGGTGCATATCGTGGCCGAGGGCGCTGAGGGCTTCAGGAAGCGCTTGATCGCCTACGCGCTGGCCAACAACATCGACCTGGCCACGGTCAAGAACTACAAGGTCATCGCGGCCGCCCCCAACCTGTTGTTAAAAGAAGACGCTCTGGAGATTGCCAGGCTCATCGGCAAGGCCGCAGCGGTCATCGTCGATACCCTGGCTCAGACCACCCCGGGTGGCAACGAGAACAGCGGCGAGGATATGGGTAAGGCCATGGCTCACTGCAAGGGCATCCACAAGGCCACCGGCGCCATGGTGCTGCTGGTTCACCACTCAGGCAAGGACGCCAGCAAGGGCGCCCGGGGCTGGTCGGGCCTGCGCGCTGCCTGTGATACTGAGTTCGAGGTGGTCAGGTCAGGTGACGCCAGAGCTATGCGTGCCAGCAAGCAAAAGGACGCCGAGGACGAGTCGATCTGGGGCTTCAAGCTGGAGACTGTCAACGTCGGGATGGATGAGGATGACGACATCATCACCAGCTGCGTGGTGGTGGAGTCCAACAACGTGCTGCCAGGGCCATCGACCAGTCGCAAGCTGGGTCTGGTTGAGCGCGTCGTCAACGAGGTGGTGCAGGAGTTCGCGCAGAGCCAGAACTCAGGCATCGAGGTCAAGGCCATTGTGGAAGAGGCAGCCAAGCGTATGCCGGCGCCCGATGGCAAGAGAGACACCCGCAAGCAGCGGGCTGGTCGCGCACTGAGCGCGCTGTGCGAAGGGGACGATGCACCCTACTGCATGGAAAACGATTGCATCAGTATTGTTTAAGGATTGACCATGAATAAAGACAGAGTGATTGAACTGGCTGTTGCTGCTGCTAAAGAGCATCCAGAATATTCAGAAGATGATGGCATCCCCGAAGGGGAGGAATTGGCTTTCTTTGTCCGCTTCTACGAACTAGCCATTCAGGACTACATCAAGCGTATTGGTGAGCCGGTGGCGTATATGTACCCGGATGACCTTGAGCGCATGAAAACCAGCGAAACATTCGCCACGGTGTTTTCAGTTAAGTGCGGCAGCCCAACACAAGGGACGACTGACGTTAGTTTAGTTGTTCTCCCAAAGGATTGACCATGACCACTGAAACCATCGACAAACTTTATCTTGAGCTATCTCTTGTAAGCACCGCAACCACGGCCAAAGAAATTAAGTTGCAAGCAGAGATAGACGAACTTCATGCCCGAGTTGCTGAACAGGACAAGCTGCTTGAGCAGGCGCTGGTGGCGTTGAAAAGTACGGGAATCATGTGGCCTATTGTCGCAGCAGCCGTTCAAGCAATAGAAGGGAGGACGCGATGAAAGACGTTTACATCATTACTCAGGAGCAGGTTGAGCGCCTTAAAAACGAACCCTCCGAAACAATGACAATCCTTCGCAGTCTCAAGCCAGTGCAGCGGATGACTCCAGAACAGATTTTTGACATTCAATACGATATTGAATACGGCAAAGGTGGATTTACCCCAGATAGATTCGCCAGAGCAATCGAATCCCACATACTTGGAGAACCAAAATGAGCAATGAACTGCCACCCTGCCCTCACTTGGAGCCATGTCCATTTTGCGGGAAAGAACCGGATGTTGTGTGGCGACTGCGAAACCCGAGAGCATCCTGCAAAACCGAAGGGTGTTTTGGGACAAAATCGTCTGTCATCAACCTTGACTACGAAAGCGATGTGGCAGCATGGAACACCCGCGCCGCCCTTGCCGCCGTACCGCAGGAGCCTACCGCTTATATGTACGCAGACGATTTTGAGAAGTTCAAAACCAGCGAGGCGTCTGCTACGGTGTGGTCCATTAAAGTCGGGTCGTCCACCAGAGGTGAAACAACAGTGTGCCTTTATGCACAGCCATCACCACAGGCCGTACCGCTGGAGCCCAGCGCCGACCAGGTCAAGATCGAAGAGCTGACCGCCAAGGTCCAGGAAGAGATTGACATACGCAAGGGCTACAAGGCCCGCATGGTGCGTGCTGAGACGATTCTGCGCAAGACGCATGGGGCCTTGGCTGACATGCTGTTCGGCGATGAGTTTCGCGATGTGCCGGCTGCCCGATCAGCGTGTGATGATGCTGCTAACTATTTTGCGGGGGACCTATGAGCTTTCTGTTGAAAACCGACGTGGAGCAGGCGCTGGCAAGACACAAGCCTGGCGAGGTGTTCTTCGCCAATGAAAGACCCAAGCCCACCATCGTCGTACATCCTGACGACCCTGGGCTCAAGAAGAAGCTGGCGAGCCTGGTGGATGGCACCTTGGTCATCGTGGACCGCACTGCGCCGTGCGAGCTTCGCGGTGGGCGCCACAGGGTGTCACCTAAGCCTCGCAGTCTCGACGACGCCAAGGTCGCTGAGGTTCGAAAACTGAAGGCTGAAGGCTGGAGCGCTGAGCGGATTGCACGGAAAATGGGCGTTGGCCACGCCACGATCTGGCGTGTGGTGAACCGCCAAGGGGTGTACAAATGAGGCAAACAACGTGCAAAAGATTGCAAGTTGGCATGCAACACTGCAACACGGCTGCAACATGCAACACGTTGCTGTGTTGCAAAATCACTAAAAAATGCAACGTTTGCAACACACCCCTATAGGGGTGTTGCAGTGTTGCAAGTGATTGACCCCAATCCGTAATAAATTACACGTTGAGGACTGGAAAAATGGGGCATGCAAAAAACAACGCGCGCTCATCCCGCGTTCAGCGGATGCCGAAGATTCTGGCGCGAGACACCTCGCCCAGACCCTCCGTGCTGGTAGGCACCCAGCTGGTGTTTGTGAACGATAAGGGCAAGCGAATCGGCGAGGGCCATCACCGCGCCAAGCTGGCGGATGCAGACGTGGACCTGGTGCTCTACCTTCGCGACGCTGGCCTGAGCTATCAGGCCATCGCGGACAAGTTCGATGACATCCCTGGCGGCATCAGCAAATACACCATCAGGGACTACGTGAAGGGCCGGCGCCGGGCCCAGGTGCCCTACGCCACCAAGCGTGTGCCTAAGCGTTGACAGCTGGCCTACAGTGCTGGCATGAGTGGACCCAAACTAATCGACTGGAAGCCCGCCTTCCTCAAAGCGCTGACCGAGTACCCTGTGGTGCGCCACGGCTGCGAAGCTGTGGACATCAACCGCAGCACGGCCTGGCGCGCTCGCGAGACCGACCCTGAGTTTGCCAAGGCCTGGGATGCGGCCATGGAGGCCGGCATCGACCGAGCCGAGAAGGAAGCGTTCCGTCGTGGCGTGGTGGGCTACGAGGAGCCTGTCATCGACAAGGGACACCTGATGTACGTCACCAAGCGCGTGGTGCGCGAGGATGGCGAGGTCGCCTTTGAGCTGGTGCTCGACGAGCATGACCAGCCTGTACCCCTCACCGTGCGCAAGCACAGCGACGCGCTGCTGAACCTGGTGCTCAAGGGCCGGCGCAAGAAGGTATACGCAGACCGCACTGAGCTGACCGGCGCCGATGGCGCGCCGGTGGTGGTGGACCAGCTGACACGCGCATCGCGCGCTGCCTATCTGTTGGAGCTGGCGCGAAAGCGCAAAGAGTTTGGAGACCTGGCCTGATGTGGCAGGTCATCGAGGTCACACCCCACGAGCCTTGGAAGCCGGTGCAAGAGCACATCGTGCCCCTGTACGACATCGGCCCGCACACATGCAGCATTAAGTGCCACTGCAAGCCCACGCTTGACGAGGATGACGTGGTCACGCATCGCGCCTTCGACCAGCGCCCCGATGCTGGGTGGTTCCATTGACTGCCGAGGACATCGCAGCGCTTGAGGCGTACATGACATCGGACGAGCGCGCAGAGCTGCATGCGCTCATCGCAGCGGACATTCAAGAGACGCCCTGGACCCCACTGCCTGGGCCTCAGCAGATGGCCTACGAGAGCACCGCTGATGTGGTGGGCTTTGGTGGCGCAGCTGGTGGCGGCAAGACTGATCTGGCATGTGGCAAGGCGCTCAACCAGCACCAGGTCGTGCAGATGTTCAGGCGAGAGGGCACGGAGCTGGGCGGCATCATCGACCGCATGGAGCAGATACTGGGCCATCGCGATGGCCTTGGCGGCAAGCCACCTGTATGGCGTGAGCCCCACGGCAACTGCCGGCTCATTGAGTTCGGCTCGGTGCCCAACCTGGGTGACGAGAAGAAGTACCAGGGCCGAGCCAAGGACTGCTTGGTCATCGACGAGGCAGCTAACTTCTTGGAGGCCCAGGTGCGCTTCCTGATGGGTTGGGTGCGCACGGTCGACCCCAACCAGCGCACGCAGACGCTGCTCACCTTCAACCCACCCACCACGGCCGAGGGCCGCTGGATTGTGGACTTCTTCGCACCTTGGTTAGATCGCAAGTTCACAGGCCATGGTGGCGCCGCGCAACCTGGCGAGCTGCGCTACGTGGCCATGGTCGACGGTGTGGAGCTGTGGGTGCCCGATGGCGAGCCCTTCGAGCACAAGGGCGAGATGCTGTTCCCACAGTCCAGGACGTTCATTCCTTCACGTATCAGCGACAACCCTCACCTCATGGGGACCAACTACATGACCACACTTCAAGCCTTGCCCGAGCCCTTGCGCTCACAGATGCTGTATGGCGACTTCCAGGCCGGCATGGAGGACGACCCCTGGCAGGTCATCCCGACCGCGTGGGTTGAGGCAGCCCAGGCCCGGTGGGCGAAGCGCAGCCCCAAGGGCGAGATGCTCAGCGAGGGTGTGGACGTGGCCAGGGGCGGCAAGGACAAGACGACCATCGCAACGCGACACATGGACGACAGCGGCAAGGGCATGTGGTTCGATGAGCCCCACGAGTACCCGGGCACCGAGACGCCTGATGGCCCGAAGGTGGCCGGCCTGACCATCGCACATCGGCGCGACGATGCGCCCATTCACATCGACGTGATCGGGGTGGGCGCCTCGCCATACGACGTGCTCAACCAGATGAGCCTGCCGGTGCTGGGCATCAACGTAAGCGAGAAGGCCAGGGGCAAGGACAGGTCCGGGCGCCTGAGCTTCTTCAACCAGCGCAGCGAGCTGTGGTGGCGCTTTCGCGAGGCGCTGGACCCAGCCAATGACACTGGCATCGCGCTGCCACCCATCAAGAAGCTGCTTGCAGAATTGTGCGCACCCAAGTGGGAGGCCTCGGGCTTCACCATCAAGGTCGAGGGCCGCGAGGAAATCATCAAGCGCATTGGTCGCAGCCCGGACATGGCCACCGCGTTCATCCTGGCGCTGATCGAGACGCCCAAGGTCACCCGCGAGATGCGGCGTCAAAACGTGCAGAGCGTCATCGAGTACGACCCCCTCGCGAGAATGCGCCACGAGTAGTGTGCATAACGAACATATTATGTTTTACTCTTCGTATTCACAACGAAGGGGCGAACATGCAAAAGTACGGCGACTGGACAGTTCTTGGTGTAGCGGAACCGAGCGCGACACACCGGCATAAGATGCTGCGTTGCCAGTGCGTGTGCGGTGTCGTGAGAGACATTGTGGCCACCAACGCGCGACTGGGACTATCCACCGGGTGTGGGTGCCGAAGGCGCAGAGAGAAACCCCCCAAGGCGGCGAAGCCGAAGGGGCGCGCGCCGGTTCACGGCCACGCCAGTGGGGGCAAAATAAGCCCAACCTACATGACGTGGCAGGCGATGCGTGGGCGCTGCGAGAACCCGCGCAACGTGAAGTACCTATCGTATGGCGCGAGGGGCATCCAGGTGTGCGCGCGGTGGGCGGACTTCACGCTGTTTTTGGCGGACATGGGGGAGCGCCCATCAGGGCACACGATAGATCGCGTGGACAACGACGGCGACTACGAACCAGGGAACTGCAGGTGGGCTACGCCCAAGCAGCAAAGCGCGAACCAACGCAAGCGTGTGCATAGCGCGTCGGCGGCGCGGTAGAGTGCTCGGAATACTTGACCTCCGACCGGAGCTGACCTATGTGCCTACCAGACGGACCCAAAGCGCCCAAACCGATTGACCCGCCCCAGACGCCACAGGACCCGAACATCGCGGACCTGAGCGCTATGCGCAAGCGGCGCCAGCTGATCGGCGGCAACGCTGGAGGCTCGCTGCTCACCGGCCCAACAGGCGTGGAGAACAGCCAACTCACGCTCGGGCGTGGCACGTTGCTGGGTAGCTGATGGCACAAGTACCTGTTCCCGGCGCCGGCCTGACCAAGCGACAACGCGCGCTGCAACGCAAGGGTGCGCTGTGGCAAGAGCGCTCAAGCTGGGTCATGCACTGGCGCGAGATAAGCGAGTACCAGCAGCCTCGCCTGGGTCGCTACATGATTACCGACGTGAACAAAGGCTGGAAGCGTCACAACTCCATCTACGACAACACTGCCATCGGCGCATCGCGCACGCTAGCTGCCGGCATGATGTCGGGCATGACGAGCCCGGCGCGTCCGTGGTTCGCCATGGAGCTGGCCGACAAGGACCTGATGCGCTACGGCCCAGTCAAGAGCTGGCTGTTCCAGGTCTCTCAATTACTGCGCGAAATCTTCGCGCGCTCCAACACCTACCGCAGCCTGCATCAAGGCTACGAGGAGCTGGGCCTGTTTGGGACATGGGGCGATGTGGTGCTGCACGACTTTGACAACGTCATCCACCACTACCCCATGACCATTGGCGAGTACGCCATCGGCACAGATGATCGCGGCCGGGTCAACGCCCTGGCCCGTGAGTTCCAGATGACGGTTGGCCAGATGGTCAGCAAGTTCGGCATCGAGAACGTGAGCCACACCGTCAAGAGCTTGCATGAGCGCAACCAGCTCGACAGCTGGGTGCCAGTCATCCACATGGTTGAGCCCAACGTCGGGCGCAAGCCAGGCAAGATCGACAACAAGAACATGAAGTTTTGCTCCAACTATCTGGAGATGGGTGGCAACGACGACAAGTTCCTGAGCGAGTCGGGCTTCAAGCGATTCCCTGGCCTGTGCCCCCGCTGGGCCGTGACAGGCAACGACATCTATGGCAACAGCCCAGGCATGGAAGCACAGGGCGACGTGAAGCAACTGCAGCACGAGCAGCTGCGCAAGTCGCAAGGCATTGACTACATGGTCAACCCACCCCTGCAGGTGCCAACCGCGTACAAAGATGCGGCTTCGCAGCGCCTGCCAGGCGGTGTGATGTTCGTCGATACGAACGGCCCAGGCGGTGGCGTGCGCTCTGCGTTCGATGTGAACCTGAACCTGAGCCACCTGATGGAAGACATACAGGACGTGCGCGGCCGCATCCGCAACGCCTACTACGCTGACCTCTTTATGATGTTGGCCAACGACACACGCTCAGGCGTGACGGCCACCGAGATCGCCGAGCGCCACGAGGAGAAGATGCTGATGATCGGTCCGGTGCTTGAGCGCTTGCATGACGAGCTGCTCAAGCCCCTGATCGACATGACCTTCGACCACTGCGTCGAGTCTGGTCTGTTCCACCCGCTGCTGCCCGATGGCCGGCCCAACCCGTTGACGCCGCCCAAAGAGATGCACGACATGCAGATCAACGTGCAGTTCATCAGCGTGCTGGCGCAAGCTCAGCGCATCGTGAGCGCCGGTGGTCTGGACCGCTTGCTGGGCACGGTGGGCACGTTGGCTGGGCTCAACCCTGGCGTGGTGGACAAGGTCAACTTCGACGTGGCCATCGACGACTACGCCACCATGTACGGTGTCAACCCCGACATCATCGTGGACCAGGACAAGGTCGAGGCCTCACGCGCAGCCAAGGCCAAGCAGCAGGCTGCCCAACAGATGATGGCTGCAGCACCCGCTATGGCCGGCGCCGCCAAGGACGTGAGCCAGATCGACCCGCAAGGAATGCGCGACGTGATGAGCGGACTGCAGGGCTACAGCACGCCAGGCCAGCCGTGACCGTGTGCTTAACGTGAGCACCCACCGCCACAATTCGCACCATGTCACTTGAGAACCCGACAGATACTGTAGAAGAAGCGCGACAGCAGGAAGGCAAGACCCTCTTAGTTGACGCCCAGCGACTGCAGGAGCTGAACGACATCAAGTGGCTCATGGCACACAAGCAGGGCCGCAGGTTTATTCATCGTCTCCTGGGGAGAGCTGGCGTCTACCGTTCGTCATTCACGAACAGCGGGCAGACCAACTTCCTGGAGGGTGAACGTAACGTGGGCTTGTTTGTGATTAACGAGATGGTGGAGGGGTCTTTTGACAACTACATCATCATGCTCCAGGAGCATAAAGCATGACAGAAGTAGTGGTAGCGCCAGTAGCCGGACAAGTCACACCTGAAGCCGGAGTACAGCAAACAGCCGAAGGCGTAAAGCCAGAAGCACAAGGTGGAGCACCCATCGTTGACCCGGCCACAACTGCGGACCCCGCAGCTGCAGTCAAGCCAGCGGAGGGGGAAACCAAGACGGGCGAGGCAGAGGTTGTCTACGCACCGGTGTTGCCCGAGGGCATGCCGGTAGACGAGATAGCGCTGACCCAACTCGTGGAAGTGGCCAAGACCAACAAGTGGTCGCCGGAGACGGTGCAGCAACTTGTTGACCTTCGAGCTGGCCAGGTCAAGGCGGAAGCCGCGGCCTTCAGCAAAGAGGTCGCGGGCTGGGAAGCAGCAGTGAAAGCTGACCCGGACCTGGGTGGTGACAAGCTGGAGGCAACTCTGGCCAACGGTCGCCGGGCTATTGATCTTGGACCACCGGAGCTGAAGGCGCTTCTACACAGCTCTCGCATGGGTTCGCACCCAGCGGTGGTCAAGTGGATGAACACCATCGGCAGAATGGTTAGCGAGGACGCCAGTCTGGTCAAGGGGGGCAACGGCCCGTCGACATCAGCTGACACCGCTAAAGCTCTGTATCCCAACCAATCTTAATGAGGCTCTAAATGGCACTTCTCTCAACTGGCGCACTGACCCTGGCAGACTGGGCAAAACGTCTTGACCCTGATGGTCAAGTACCCAAAGTCGCCGAACTCCTGTCGCAAACCAACGAGATTCTCGAAGACGCTGTGTTCATGGAAGGCAACCTGCCGACCGGTCACCGTCTGACGATTCGCACCGGTCTGCCCCAGGTCTTCTACCGCATGATTAACCAAGGTGTGCCGACCAGCAAATCGCTGACCGCACAAATTGACGAAGCCTGCGGCATCCTGGAAGCACGCTCCCACATCGACGTGGAACTGGCCAAACTGAACGGCAACACTGCAGCCTTCCGCTTGTCGGAAGATCAGGCCTTCATCGAAGCCATGAACCAGACACAGGCCGGCGCGATGTTCTATGGCAACCCCGGCACCGACCCACGTCAGTTCCTGGGACTGCAGACCCGCTATTCCAGCTTGAGCGCTGGTAACGCCCAGAACATTCTGGACGCTGGCGGCACTGGTTCCAACAACGCATCCATCTACCTGGTGGTGTGGGGCGAGAACACGGTCTTCTGCCCGTTCCCGAAAGGCTCCAAAGCCGGCCTGATGCACCAGGACCTGGGCGAAGAGTCGGTCCCTGACAGCAACAACAACTTCTTCCAAGCGCTGCGTGCTCTGTACCAGTGGAAGAACGGTGTCGCTGTGAAAGACTGGCGCTATGTCGTGCGCATCTGCAACATCAACGTGACTGACCTGACCGGCCAATCGGGCACTCAAGCCTCGACCGCCGCGACTCAGATCATCAACCTGATGAGCCGCGCGCTTGACCGTGTGCCAAACCTGTCGATGGGTCGTGCTTGCTTCTACGCAAACCGCACCGTTTACAGCATGTTGCGCGTCGCCGCACTGGGCAAGTCCAACGCCGCCCTGTCGATTCAGGATGCGTTGACTCAGTTCGGTACGCCTTACAGCTTGACCCGGTTCTTGGGCGTGCCCTTGCGCAAGGTCGACCAGCTGCTCAACACCGAGAGCCGCGTGGTCTAAAGCTGACTAGGGGGAAGCCAAAAGTTTCCCCCTACTAGCAACCCTTCATCAATCAGGAGTACCCTATGATTCTCGACAACTTCGCCCTTCTCTCCGGTTCAGTTTCCGCCGCTGGCGTGCTGACCGGCCAGGCTGTCACTGCCACCGCAGTGTCGACCAACTCCTACGACACCGCATCGACCACGCTCGGGGGCAACACCCCGAACGAGCTGGGCCGCGGCGAGCCGTTGGAAATCGCCATCAGCACGCTGGTGGCTGCTACCGCCGCTGGCGCTGCTACCGTCAACTTTGAATTGATTCAAGCTGACGACGCTGCGCTGACCACCAACGTGGAGACTCTGGACCAGACCGGCCCAATCGGTAAAGCCACGCTGGCCATCGGTGCTCTGGTGAACCTGAAGTACGGCAAAGCCTCACCGCTGGCTGCTCGCCGCTACATCGGTGTTCGCTACACCGTGTCGACTGGTCCTCTGACCGCTGGCACCTTCTCGGCCGCCATCGTGAAGAACGCTGCCGACATCGTCAACATCTACGGCAAATCAGGCTTCCTGGTTTCCTAATGTTGTGGCCCCAGCCCCTCGGGGCTGGGCTTTTTTAATACTGAAAGAAACGCATGGCGAAGAACGACATCCCCGAAGACGACAGCCCAATCCAGTTCATTGTGCTGGAGAAATCTCTTCTCGGCAACGAGCTGTTCGAGGAAGGTGCTGTGGTTACGCTGCCCAAGGGCACGCTGCCCGCTGGCAACCTGCGCGCGGTTGACGCTCGTGGCGAAGCCCTGAGGGCCGCGTACGAAGCCAGCAACCGCGCCCGCGTGGCGCAGATGAACGAGCAATACGGCAACACCCCGCTGGCCAACGGTGTCGACCCGGTCGCGCTGTCCAAGGCGATTGCCGCTGCTGTTGCTGACGCGCTGCAGACGCAAGCTGCTGAAGCTGCGACCCAAGCCGCTGTCATCGCTGAGCTGCAAGCACAAGTGGCCGAGTTGCAGAAGCCAGCCTTGGCCTGAGCCTGGGCTCCGTGTTGGATAGTCGGGGCCTGCGTGGCCCCGCTTTTGTTTGAAGGACTGATATGGCCACCAGTGAAGTCGCAATTTGCAAGCTCGCGCTGAGCCATATCGGCGCACGCAGCAGCATCATCTCTATCAATCCGCCCGACAGCAGCGTCGAGGCGGGTTACTGCGCCACCTTCTACCCGCTCGCGCGTCAGGAGATGATCGAGAGTCACCCCTGGACCTTCGCGAAGAAGCGCGTGGCGCTGGCGCTGGTCGACAACCCGAGCACGGTGTGGACCTACGCCTACGCCAAGCCGAGCGACTGCATCCAGCCCCAGCGGATACTGACCACCAGTACACTTGACGCCTTCGGCTTCTTCCCGTTCGGCGGGCTGTTGCGTGCCGACGAGGTCGCTCTCTTCACCGAGCGCGGCACCGCTGACTTCGACAACGAGGGCGACATCCTGCTCACCCACGAGGAAGACGCGGTGCTGCTGTACACCGCCGACATCGTTGACGTGAGCAAGTACACCGCGGGCTTCACCTCTGCGTTGTCGCTGCTGCTGGCTTCCTACCTGGCGGGCGCCATCATCAAAGGCGACACCGGCGCCACCGCAGCCAACAAGCTGCGCGCGGCCTACGAGAATGTGAGAGGCAAGGCTGCCGCCAACGACGCCAACTCCAGCGCGGAGAAGAGCACCCATGTCCCTGAGCACATGAGGCGCCGCGCATGACCGTCGTCAAGCTACCGCAGCGGTCCTTCGCCGGCGGTGAAATCACGCCGGAGATGTTCGGCCGCATTGATCTGACCAAGAACCAGACCGGCGTGCAGAAGGCGCTGAACTTCATCGCGCTGCCCCATGGCCCGATGGCTCGGCGCCCGGGCACGATGTTCTTCAACGAGGTGCGCGACAGCACGCAGACGGTGCGCTTGGTGCCCTTCATGTTCAGCGCAACGCAGGCGATGCAGCTGGAGGTGGGGGCCGGGTACATCCGCTTTCACTCACCGCAGGGCACGCTCCTGGAAGTCACGCAGAACCTCGTCTCCATAGTGGGCAACGTCGTGACGCAGAACGCGCACGGCTATGCCACTGGCGACTGGGTCTTCCTGTCCACTCCGGGCGGGCGCTTCTTCAAGATCACGGTCACGGGCGCCAACACCTACACCACTGCCGACATGGCGGGTGCCGCGACCAACCCAAGCGCAGCCTACACCAAAGGCGCGCGGGTGTACCAGATCGCCAACGTCTTCACCGCGGGGCAGCTGTTCGATCTGCACTACGCGCAGAACGCTGACGTGATGACCTTCACCCACCCGAGCATCCCCGCCCAAGAGCTGCGCCGCCTGAGCAACACGCTGTGGACCATCGGCGCCGCTTCCTTCATCCCCACCCTCGTGCCCCCGACAGCGCCAACTGCGACGGCCACGGTGGCGGTCGCCACAAACCTGACGCCTCAACACTACGTGGTGACCTCGGTCGCGGCGGACACTGTCACTGAGTCGCTGACCACCGCGGACTTCACCTGCAACAACAACCTGAGCTTGGCGGGCAACTACAACGTCATCCAGTTCACCTCGGCCGATGCAGCCAGCCGGTACTTTGTGTATAAGCAGCGCGGCGGGGTCTATGGCTACATCGGCCAGATCACGTCCATCAGCACCGCAGCAGCGGCCAGCATTTCCAGCATCGCGCGCAACGCGGGTGTTGACGCAGACGGCAACCCCTTGTCCACCAAGCTGACCACCGTCGTCACCACGGCCGCGCACGGCTTCGCGACCAACGACATCAAGATCGTCGAGAACACCGGCATCGCTGCGTTCAACGGCACCTGGAAGATCACGGTGGTGAACGCGACGACCTTCACTTTCAACACCAACGACCTCAGCAGCGACAACACCGTGGCCAACACCGGCACTGTGCGCACGCCGGTGAACCTGCTGGTCGACGACAACATCACGCCCGACATCACGCAGACGCCGCCCGACAGCACCATCCCGCTGAACGACGCACCAGGCAACTACCCTTCGGCGGTGACCCACCACGAGCAGCGCCGCTGGTTCGCGGGCACGAACAACCGCCCGCAGAACGTCATCGCGACGCGCTCGGGCACCGACGCAAACCTCACCGCCTCCGTGCCTGCGCGCGACGACGACGCGCTCAACTTCAAGATCGCAGCGTCGCAGCAGAACGCCATCCGCCACCTGGTGCCCCTGTTCGATCTGATCGCGCTCACCGTCGCTGGCGAGTTCCGCGTGTTCGCAGACAACGCCCCGGCCATCACGCCCAAGAGCCTGGCGCAAAAGCCTCAGTCCTACTGCGGCGCGGCCAACACGCAGCCGGTGGTGACCAACAGCTCCGGGATATTCGTGCAGGCCCAAGGCTCGCACATCATGGAGCTGGCCTACGACCCCTCGGGTACGGGCGCCTACCGCACCACCGACGTGAGTCTGTTCGCCCCGCACCTGGTCAACGGCTTCACAATCGTGCAGCTCGCCTACGTGCGTGCGCCCGACAAGATCGTGTGGGTGCTGCGCAGCGACGGCACGCTGCTGGGCATGACCTACGTGCCAGAGCAACAAGTGTTCGCCTGGCACCAGCACGTCACTGATGGCGTCATCGAGTCCATCTCGGTCATCCCTGAGACGGGGGAGGACGCGCTGTACATGGTGGTGCGCCGCACCGTCAACGGGCGCACGGTGCGATACATCGAGCGCATGATGTCGCGCATCTACACCACCTTGACCAATGCCTTCTACGTCGACGCGGGAGTCACCTACAGCGGCGCGCCCATCACAAACCTGAGCGGCCTGGACCACCTGGTCGGGCGCAGCGTGCAGGTGCTCGCGGACGGCGCGGTGGTGTCAGGCCTCACGATCACCGCTGGCGGCGCGCTGAGCGCGGCCCTGGCGACCGCAGCGAGCAAGGTCACGGTGGGGCTGGCCTACACCTCGGACTTGCAGACGCTCCCGCTCAGCATGGACGGGACGCCAGCGGGCGGCAAAGGCACGATGAAGAACGTCGACAGGGTGCATCTGCGCCTCGCCAACAGCTCGCCAGTGCTCCAGGCGGGGCCGTCCTTCACGGAGCTGACACCCTTCCCCTCGCGCGCCGTCAGCGACCCCTATGGCTCGCCTCCTGCTGTGCGCAGCGGGGAGGTCGAGATGGTGATCGGCCCGAGCTGGGACCCGGACGCTTCGATCTGCATACGCGAGGACCAGCCGGTGCCGCTGACCATTTCCGCCATCACCTACGAGGTGGCCATCGGTGGCTGATATCGACATCCGCCTGGTGCAGCCTGGGGATGTCGAAGCACTTGTTGCGAAAATGAGACAGGCCGACATCAACGAGCTTCGCGCGTCTGGAGTCGGTGAAATTCTGCCTCGCGTTCAGGCTTCCGTTGACCGTTCCGTGCTCTGCCGGACAGGTACGGCTGACGGCGAGGTGGGCTGTATCTTCGGCGTAGTGCCAGTGCTCACTCTCTTCGATCAAGAGGGCAGCCCGTGGATGTTGGGGACCGACCTGGTCACCCGCCATCAACGTGTGCTTATGCGCCGATGCCGCCCGTACATTCAAGATATGCTGCGGATTTACCCTCACCTGGTCAACGCCGTCCACGCGGACAACCACGCGGCGCTACGTTGGCTTAAAAGTGTTGGTTTTTTGCTACACCCTGCCGAGCCCTTTGGGGTTGACGGGGCTCTGTTTCACCCCTTTGAGATGCGAGGCTGAATATGTGTGATGGTGTGAGTGCAGGATACGCGATGATGGCGATGGCTGCCGCCTCAACTTACGTGGCGGTGGATTCTGCAGACAAGCAGGGCAAGTACACCGCTGGCGTGGCCCAGACCAACAAGACCAACGCCGAGTACCAGGCGGCTGACGCTACACGCCGGGGCGAGCTGATGGCCATCCAGGCCAAGAAGCACGCCGCGCAAATCCAAGGCGCCCAGCGCGCCGGCTACGCGGCCAAGGGCCTGGACCTGACTGAAGGCACGCCAGGCGATGTGATCGACCAGACCAGCTTCTTCGGCAACGAGGACGTGAAGACCGCCCGCTACAATGGGCAGGTCGAGGGCTGGGCCAAGAAGTCCCAGGCCGCGGGCTTCGGCGCTGCAGCTGACGCTGCGATGTTCAACAGCCAGATGTCTCAGACCGGCAGCCTGCTCACCGGGGGCAGCAAGGTTGCGGGCTACTGGTACAAGGGCTCTGGCGGTGGCGCTGATCTGAGCGTTCGCGATGGCGGCGGGGGCTAAGACATGCCCATCGTCCCCACCTACGACGGCCCGCAGCTCAAGCAAGCAGGACTTGAGGGCGGGTTCCAACGCACTGAAGACATCAGCTCAGGGCAGATGCAAGTCGCCAAGGGCCTGGACGACGTTGCTGCTGTCGTCGACAAGATCGACTACGGCAACGCGCTGCGCGATGCAAACGGCGCGGAAGCGAAGGCACGCGAAGCCTGGTACACGCAGGACCAGGTGCTGCGCAAGAAGTTCCAAGGCGAGCTTGCCGGCCAGTACGCGCCCGCCGCGCAGCAGTGGTGGGACGACAAGAAAGCCGAGCTGGGGGAGGCACTCAGCCCCCGAGCACGCGGGCTGATAGACAAGTCCTTGGGCAACGCTCGCGTGCAGGCACTGCAGAGTGGCAGCGCTTGGGTTGCGCAAGAGAACCACACGGTGATGTTGCAGAACTACGCCGCGACCACCTTGGCTACGATGCAAGGCCCCTTGGACGCGGTGAAGAACTCCGGGGCGGCTGCGCTTTCGCAGGTGGATGCCGCGAAGCTGGACCTGGAACAGAAAGCGGAGAAGCTCGGCGCCGACCTGAACTGGTCCGGTGATCGCGTGAAGCAAGAGGCAATTAAAAATAAAACCGCGCTCATCAAGGACGCTGTGCTCCAGCTCGCGCAGAAAGACCCGGCCAACGCACAAAAATACTGGGACGGTGTCGACACGAAGAACGACTTCGACAGCCGCTACATTGACGAAGTGAACACGAAGCTGAAGGCCATCACCACCGCGACACTCGGCACCTCCCAGGGGACCACGGCTTATGACAACGCGGTCGCCGCCGCCGCTGCAGAGGCTGCGAAGAACAAGAAGGCCCCCGACCCCTACTTCATCCCAGATGAGTTGACGCTCATGCGCGCCATCCGTGAAGAGAACAAAGGCAAACCCAACGAGGCCGCGCTGAACCACGCTGCAAGCCTTGGGCTCGCCGAGAGCTTGCGCATGGCCAAGGCCGGCAACGAGTCGCGCGTGGCCGGCAATCTGCGCGCGGTGTACGCCAACGTCAACGCAGGCATGCCTATCTCCAAGGTGCTCAACACCACCGAGGCGCTGGCGCTCCCCCCGGATACTCGGGACCAGCTGCGCACGACACTGGTCAACACCGTCGAGCACCGCACCGTGCAGCAGCAGCGGATGTTCGACTTCGACCACGCGCCCGCTGCGCTCATGTACAGCCGGCCTGACGTGCTGGGCAACATGACGGAGGACCAGGTCCTCGCGCTCAAGCCCGTGCTGGGCGACCGCCACTGGAATGAGGTCGCGGCCAAGCATGCTGCGTGGACCAAGGATAAAGCCAAGCTAAGCGAAGCGCAGATGGACGCCGACAGCTTTGACTCTATCGCGCTGCCCGCTGGGCTGGATACCAAACCGAAGACGACTGACAAGGCCGCGTGGGCGCAGCTCAAATACGTCCACGATGTCGTCGAGGCGGAGATAAGCAAGAAGCAGCTCAAGGAGCACCGAGTGCTGACGCGCGACGAAAAAGCCGTGATTATGAAAACAGAAATCAGCAAGGAGGTGGTGACGCCTTCTTTCATGTACTTTTGGGGGGAGCAAAACGTGCTCCAGGCTGCCGTCGCCCCTGGCAAGCAGGGCGACTACACCGTCAGGGTGCAGCTCCCGGACCCGGGCAAACCGGGAGAACTGAAAGAGGCGCTGGTGTCTGCGAAGAACATACCGACCGACCGGTTCGCAAAGTTGAAGCAGTCGCTGCAGCGCCGCGGCATGGCCAACACCGACGCCGACGTCATCCGCGAGTGGGCTTCTATCCAAAGTGAACTGGCATCGCAGCAAAAAGCGCCGACCACGAGTAACGTCAACCAGATACCGAGGTAACAGATGGCCGGCTTTGACGACCTCCTAGCGCTTCGTGAGTCGCAGTCTCCTGGCAGCCCTGGCACGAGCAACCCCGCCCCTGAGACTAGCGACCCCTTCGACACCGCGCTTGCGCAGCGTGAAGGCGGCAGCGGTCGCCTGCGCGCGAGCGTTGCGCAAGGCATCAAGATACCTGAGCTGACCGCAGCCAATCACGCCTATCTCTCCAAAGTCACAGGCATCCCCCTCGAAGCAGTGAAGACGCAAGAGGGCACCGTCGAAGCGATGGTGAAATTCCGCGAGCTGAACGACCTGGCGCAGACATCACCCGCGATTAAGGAACGGCTGCTCACTCCTGATTTTGTAGCGCAGGTCCACAAGGACACGAGCGCGATGTCGCAAATCATCGACGGCTTTGTCAACGGCGCGAAGTATTTTGTCGGTGCCCCCGGCGCCAGCTCGACGCTGGGCGGCGACATCAAGGCCGCCTACCACGGCGCCTCCTCTGGTTTCGCGGGGATGTTTGGCGGGGTGACCCGCTCACTCGGGACCCCCCTTGACTTCCTCGATAACACTTCCTTGCCTGGGGGGAACCCACTCCACCGCTTGTCTGAGGGGTTCATGCAGATCGCGAACTCCGAGAACGCTGCGAAGAAAGCAGCTGAAGGCAAGTCAGCCACTTGGCTCGGCGGCGCCATGTCGGGGGGCGTGCAGTCCTTCATCCAGAACGCCCCCGCCATGTTGCTCGCGGTGTTGCCCGGGGGGCAGGCGGCAGCCCTCACCGCGATGAGCGCCAACACGGGTGGGCAGAGCTACCAGAAGGACACGGAGAAGGGCATTGGTCACTGGACCGCGATGGGCCACGGCCTGAGCGATGCGGTGATTGAAGCGGGCACAGAGATGGGTCCGTTGGCAGGGCTTGTCCACAACATGAAGGCTGGCACGCCGCTGTTCACTTCTATCCTGAAAAACGCTTGGGCAGAAAACAAGGGCGAGCAGATCGCCACGGTACTGCAAGACCTGAACGACTGGGCTGTTGACCACGAGGGTAAAACTTTTGGGGACTACCTGAAGGCCCGGCCAGAAGCTGCTGCGCAAACCGCCATCGCGGTGTTGGTCGGCGCCGCGGGTAATGTCTCCCTGATGCACGGTGTTGGAGGCATCACCAACCAGCTTGGCAGCGAGCAACAGAAGCAGGAAGCAGCCACCGCCGAGTTCGACCGGCTGACCTCACTGCTCAAAGCTGCGAGCGATTCATCGCTGCGCAAGAACAACCCGAGCACGTTTGCTGAAGTCACGCAGCAGATCGCCGAGGAGAACAAAGACAAGGGCGCGCCCACCGAGGTGCGCTTTGACGCGCGCACGATAGGCGAAGTGCTCAACCAGGAAGAGCTGGCGCAGCTGCCCTCGGTGAAGGCGCAGCTGGAGAGCGGCAAGCTGCTGCCGGGCGACGAGGTCACGGTGCCCATCGGCGAGCTGCTGTCCCAGGTGGCCGGCACACCTCTTGAGCAAAAGCTCATGGAGCACGCGCGCATCGGCGAGAACGAGTACAGCCAGGCTGAAGCCAAAGAGGCCAGCAGCAAGGCTGAAGAGTTCCTGGCGCAAGAGTCCAAGCGCGTCATCTCTGAGTCCGCCGATAGCGTCGCGCATCAACAGAGCGCTGACAAAGTCAAGCAGGTGTACCTTGACCAGTTCACCAAGATCGGGCGCTTCACGAAAGACGTGAACGAGATAAATGCTATCATGGTGTCGAATATGTACGTCGCCCTGGGCGCGCGCATGGGGCTGACACCTGAAGAGGCGCAGAAGGCTCGGCCTCTCAACGTCGTGGGGGTGAACCCCGCC